TGCGCGAGGAGCGGCTGCGCCGTGAAGGCGACGTCATCCCCGCCAAGAGCGCGGCGCCCGCCCCGGGCGTCAAGCCCGACGAGGAGGCAGCGTGAAAGTCTGGAATCTGAACGTCAAGCGAGGCGCCGACGGCAGCAAGCACCTGGACATCCAGATGCACGGTGTCATCGACGGCGGCTGGCTCGACGAGAACCCGGTCAACACCGCCGAGGTCATCGCCGAGCTGCAGCAGCACCTCGACGCCAAGACCGTGGGTGTGCGCATCAACTCCGTCGGCGGCAGCGCGTTCGGCGGCGTCGCCATGTACAACGCGCTCCAGTCTCACCCCGGAGAGGTGACCTGCATCGTCGAAGGCCTCGCCGCCAGCGCCGCCAGCCTGGTGGCCATGGCCGGCAAGTGCGTCATGGGCCCCGGCTCGATGCTCATGATCCACAAGCCGGCGGTGATGGCGATGGGCAACGCGGACGACCTGCGCAAGGCCGCCAACGCCCTCGACAAGATCCAGGACGCGCTGGCCGGCATCTACGTCGCCAAGACCGGCAAGAGCCTCGACGAGGTCAACGCCCTCCTCGACGAGGAGACGTGGATGACCGCCGACGAGGCGATCGCCGCCGGCTTCGCCGACTCGATGGGTCACGAAGAGCCCGACGGCGACGAGGACGAGAACGGCGAAGAGCCGGCCGGCCCCGAGGAGCCCACGGCGCTCGGTGACCTGGTGGTGTGGAACGAGGTCGCCTTCCCGAAGGCCGCGCTGCCCGAGCGGATCGTGGCCATGGCTAAGCCGCCGAAGCCGGTGCCCGTCGTGGCCATGGCCGCTCCGGTGGTGGCCTCCGACGTCAAGATCACCGTCGATGGCGCCCCCACGCCCGAGATCGCCGCCAGCGTCGCCGAGTCGGTGCGTGCCGCGTTCGCCGCTTCTCCCGCGGCGCCGCAGGCCGCCGCCGCCGTCACCCCCATCATCAACCGCGCCTACCTCGCCGAGAAGCACCCCGAGCTGGTGGCAGCGCTCCTCGAGGAGGGCCGCACCGCCGGCGTCGCCGCCGAGCGCGCGCGCCTCAAGGCGATCGACGAGCTGCCCGCGCTCGGCTGCGCGGCGCTGGTCGCAGCGGCCAAGTACGGCGACCAGCCGCTCGAGGCCCCCGCGCTCGCGGTCCAGATCGTCAAGGCCCAGAAGGGCGTCGGCGCCGAGCTGATGGCGGCGCGCGCCCTCGAGTCCGCACCCCTTTCGAACCTGGGCGCTCCCGCGCCCGACGCCGCAACGGCCACTGCCAGTGAGCAGCGGCTGGTAGCGGCCATCACCGCGGGCGGCAATGCCCGTCGAGGAGTGACCCGATGAGCGAGACCGTCACCTACGACAACCTGATCGCCGGCAGCCAGAAGGGGCTCGTCACCCGGCCGGCCACCTTCCGCATCTACACGGCGGTGAGCCGCGGCCAGATCGTCGGCAAGCTGACCGCGACCAACAAGTGGGAGCTGATCAAGTTCTCCGCGATCGCCAACTACAGCGACTACGGCATCGCGAGCGAGGCCGTCGACACCACCGCCGGCGTCGAGAAGCTCTCCGACGTCTACACCGAGGGGGAGTTCTCCGAGAACGCGGTGATCCCCGACTACACCGACACCCTCGACACCTGGCGCGAGACGCTCGCCGACCACGGCATCTACCTCCGGAAGACGGTCTCCGTCGCCGGCCAGTAGCCAACACCAGGACCTGACGAAGGAGACCAGATCATGAGCATCGACCTCTACAGCCCCAGGACGATGATGCAGGCGCTGCTGCAGATGAAGCCGCCGCGCACCTTCCTCCGCAGCAAGATGATCCGCCGCGACGAGCTCTCCGACCGCGAGCAGATCGACGTCGACACCAAGACCGGGGTGCGCCGCCTGGCGCCGTTCGTCAACCCCAACGTCGGCGTCGGCAAGGCGATGGACCGCATCGGCTTCCAGACCGACACGGTCACCCCGCCCATGGTGGCGCCCAAGCGGCCGCTCACCGTGAGCGATCTCCAGAAGCGCCTGCCCGGCGAGAACATCTACTCGGGCCAGACCGCCGAGGAGCGCGCCGGCATGCTGCTCGGCCAGGACCTCGCCGAGCTCGACGAGGACATCACCCGCGTTGAGGAGTGGATGTGCGCGCAGGCGCTCTTCAACGCCTCCGGCGCCGCCAGCGTCATCCCCTGCGTGGGCGACGACTACAGCGCGAGCTTCTCCTTCGCGCGCGACGCCTCGCTGATCCACGCCGCCCCCGGCGCCTCCGCCGCCAACGGCCTGGGCACCGCCAGCCCCACCAGCACCAAGCTCACCACCGCGCGCTGCTGGGACCAGTCGACCGCCGACATCCCGGTGCAGATCCGGCAGATCAAGCGCCGCGTCGCCCAGCTCACCGGCATCACCATCGACTACGCCATCTGCGGCGCCGCCGCCGCCGACGCGCTGCTCAAGGCGCCCTCGCTCACCGGCCTCACCGGTCTGCTCAACACCCTCCGGATGGACCTCGGCCAGATCAAGCCCGAGGAGCTCGGCGACGGCGTCACCTACATCGGCACCTTCGCCGGCACCGGCGTCGACGTCTTCGCCTACGACGAGTGGTACGTCGACCCCACGGACGGCGTCGAGAAGCCGATCGTGTCGGACAAGCTCGTCGGGTTCGGCTCGAGCCGCAGCTACACCGTCATGCGCTACGGCGCGGTCGGCGTCACCTCCGGCCTCGACCAGCAGGCGCAGCTCGCCCTGGTGGCGGGCCGCCGCGTGCCCGAGAGCTGGATCCAGCGCGAGCCCGCCGTGCGCTTCCTCAAGGTGAGCGCGCGCCCGCTGGTGGTGCCGGTGCAGAACAACGCCTACGCCACCCTGCAGGTCCTCTCGTAGGCGAGCGCCGTGTCGCTCTTCCAGGACCAGCTCGCGGCCGACCTCGGCGCCTTCCTGCCGCTCACCAGCGGCAGGGGGGCCGAGTTCGATGCCGTGCGCGCCATCGACGGAGTGCAGGTCGCCTGCATCCTCGATGACGCCGAACTGGCCCCCACGAGCGACACCGGTGTCTTCGCCTCGCGCAGCAAGCTCCACCTGCGCGCCGCCGACCTCGACTTCGCCCCGGTCATCACCCAGCGCCTCACCATCGACGACAAGCCCGCCCGGGTGATCCACGTCGACGAGGCGATGGGGATGCTCACCATCACCCTCGAGTGGCTCGACTCGTGAGCCTCGACACCGCCCAGCAGCTCGAGCGCGCGAAGCAGTTCCTGGGGTCGATCCCAGGTGCTGCCGAGCGGGCGATGGCGCGTGCCCTCAACGCCGCGGTCAAGGCCGCGAGCGAGGAGGCGCTCACCAAGATCGCCGAGCGCTACGCCGTCAAGCGGGACGACGTCGAGGCCCGCTTCGCGCAGGAGATGGCGCGGCCGGCGAAGCTGTCGGCCACGCTGCGCGCGAAGTCGCCCGCCCTGCCGCTCCACTACTTCCCGCACACCCCGACCGCCCCGGGCACGGGCGGCCGCGGCAAGGGGCCCCTCAGCGTCACCATCCGCGCGGGCAGCCCCCAGACGATGGGCTCGGCCTTCATCGCCCAGCTCGGCGTCAAGCCGCGCATCGTCATCCGCACCGGCCAGAAGACGGCGAGCGGGAAGGACCAGCTCAAGGTGCTCTACTCCACGCCGATCGCGGTGATGCTCGGCGTGCCGAGCGTGCGCCTGGCGGTGGAGGAGCGCGCCCTCGAGGTGCTCGACGACAAGCTCACGGCCGAGATCGACCGCGAGCTGGCGAGGGCGGCGTGAGCGTCACCCGGCAGGAAGCGGCAGCCTACCGCGCAGTCGGCGGCGCCGGCCTGGTGGCGCTCCACGAGGCGCTCAAGGTGCGCCTGGCGGGCATCGGCAAGGCGACCCCGCTGCTCGACACCAAGAGCGGGCGGCAGCGCGTCCCGAACGTCTACGAGTTCAACCTGCCCCCGAAGGACCCGAAGACGACCGAGGCCGAGCAGTTCCCGTTCTTCCTGGTTCGCCCCAACAAGGGGACGGACTCGGAACAGGGAGCGGCGCAGGACGCCAAGGCCGAGATCGCCATCATCGTCGGTACGTACTCGGACACCGACGATGGCGGCGTCGATCTCCTCAACCTCATCCAGGCGGTGCGCGAGGACCTGGCCGCCCAGCCCGTTCTCACCGGAACCGCCTTCGAGCACACCGGCCCCCTCACCTGGGAGACCGAGAACCCGCCGCCCCGGCCGCAGTGGATCGGGCAGCTGATCACCACCTGGACCATTCCACGGCCTCGCCGCATCGAGGCGCGCAATCCGACGGAGGAGCCATGAGCACCCACGGCGTCAGCGTCAACGAAGTCCCGACCGGCGTGAAGCCTCCGGCTCGCGTCACCTCCGCTCTGCCGATCTACATCGGCACCGCGCCCGTCAACATGGGCGACCCCACCTTCGTGAACAAGCCCGGCGTCTTCTACACCAAGGAAGAGGCCGTCGCCGTGCTCGGCACCCCCGACGGCCTGGGCGACTGGGCGAGCTTCACGCTGCTGCAGGCCATCGACGCCCACTTCACCGAGAACGAGGTGGGCCCGATCGTCTGCATCAACGTGCTCGACCCGACCAAGGCGAGCCACTACGCGCAGGCGACCGGCGCCACGCACGTCGTGCTCCCCAACGGCACGATCGCGCTGCAGACCTACGGCGCGCCCGACATCGCCGTCTTCGGCATCATCAAGTCGTCGGTGGTCATCAAGAAGGCCGGCGTCGCCAAGACCCTCGGGACCGACTACACCCTGGCCTTCGACGACGACGGCTCGCTGGTGCTGTCGATCGTGGCGGGCGGCGCCATCGCCGCCGGCGACACCATCACCGCCGACTTCAAGTACCTCGACCCCTCGGGCGTCACCAGCAACGAGGTGATCACCGGCATCGGCTACGTCGAGGACGTCTACCCGAAGCTGAAGCTGGTCCCGGGCCTGCTGGTGGCCCCGAAGTACAGCCAGACCCCCAGCGTGGCCTCGGCGCTCATGTCGGCGGCGCACGCCATCGACACCGCCTTCCGCGCGGTCGCGATCGTCGAGCTGCCCACCGCCGTGGGCACCATCCCCACCTACGCCTCGGCGGCGGCCTGGAAGAGCAACAACGGCTACGACAAGGCCGACACCATCGCGGTCTGGGGCAAGATGAAGCTCTCGGCCTCGAAGATCTTCAACGGCTCGGTGATCGCGGCCTCCACCATCGGCGCCACCGACGCCGCGAAGAACGGCGTGCCCTACGCCTCGCCCTCCAACCGCTCCATCCCCGGTACCGCCATGGTGCTCGACGACGGCTCCGAGGTCCTCCTGCGGCGCGCCCAGGCCAACAGCCTCAACGACCAGGGCATCGTCACCTTCCTGAACGGCTTCAACGGGTGGCGGCTCTGGGGCAACCGGATGGCGTGCTACCCGAGCACCACCGACGTGAAGGACGCCATGATCCCGGTGCGCCGGATGTTCACCTGGATCGGCAACACCATCATCCTCACCACCGACGCCAACGTCGACGACCCGGGCAACCGCCGCCTGATCGACGGCGTCACCGGGACGCTGCAGCTCTTCCTCAACGGGCTCATCGCGCAGGGCGCGCTCGTCGACGGCCTCATCGAGTTCCGGCCGGAGGAGAACCAGGTCACCGACCTGGCCGACGGGAAGATCACCTGGCACGTCACGCTCACCCCGCCGAGCCCGGCCGAGCAGATGAGCTTCACCCTCGAGTACGACCCGACCGCCCTGGCGGCGCTCTTCCAGTAACCACCGACGAAGGAGTCAACGACGATGAGCCGCCTGATCCCCGAGAAGCTGGTCAACTTCATGGCCTGGGCCGGTGGCGGTCAGACCATGTTCCTGGGCCTGACCGACGCCGAGCTGCCGGCGTTCACCCCCATGACCGAGAAGGTCGCGGGCGCCGGCATCGCGGGTGAGTACGACTCGCCGGTGATCGGCCACTTCGGCAGCCAGTCGGTGAAGCTGAAGTTCCGCACGCCGACCGTCGAGGCGCTCGCCCTGCTGCGCCCCATCCAGCACGACCTCGACCTGCGGGGCTCGGTGCAGATCACCGACGCCCAGCTGGGCACCCTCACCACCCAGGCCCTGCGCGTCAACGTGAAGGGCCAGGGGAAGGGGCTCGAGCCCGGCAAGCTCGAGCCCGGCAAGC